CATTTCGGGCCCAAGCCGTGATGCCCTGACAATCGCCCCGCCCCGGTTAACAGTTCCAAAACGCCGGGCGATTACCCTTGGACTGCCGACGGCGGAACTCGGCCGGAACCTGACTTGTCCGCTGGCACAGCGCCGAAATGCCCACGAAATGCGCAAAAGCGGCGCGGAGGTGCGGTATTCCTGCAACACGTTTCAACGGATGCAGTCCGGAAGGGTCAACAGAACTAGAACGCTGGGGCGGTTTTGGCTAAGTACCGGTAACGACCTTCGAGTCGAGCGCGCGGTTTGTTGCAAAGCAGCATCAGCGGCCGGCGGAGAACACAGGGGTGTGGGTCATGGCTACGAGGGCGGTAGCGTTCATTGCGTTGGGGCTCGGGTTGATGCTCGGCGGCTGCATGCAGTCGGTCGTGGAGCAGGCAGCCCCGGACACCAATATGAAGCCGCGCGATCGGCAATTGCTCGCCAACGCACCCTACGCGCAAGTCTCAATTCCTGAGGAATACCGCCGCCACATCGTGAGCTATCACCGCAAAGAATCTGCGGGAACGATCGTCGTCGATTCTGACTCGCGCTTCCTCTACTACGTGCTGCCGCAAGGCCAGGCGATCCGGTACGGCATCACGGTCGGCGAAGATGCCTTGCGCTGGTCGGGGGTGGCAAAAGTCGGCAACATGACCGAATGGCCGGGCTGGACCCCGACGCCGAGCGAGCATGCGCGCCTCGGTCCGCTCCCGGCTCACGTCAGCGGCGGCCCGCACAACCCGATGGGCGCGCGCGCGCTTTATCTCTATGAAAGCGGCAAGGACACCTTGTATCGCATCCACGGCACCAACCAGCCGGAATACATCGGACATGCGATCTCGTCGGGCTGCATCCGCATGACCAACGAGGACGTGATCGACCTCTTCAACCGCGCGAAGATCGGGACGCCGGTCGTAGTGCTTGCGCGCGGACAGGGCGATGGCTCTTACCGACCGCAAGCGTCATACCAGGGCGGTAACGCGAGCTGGTAGCCGGAATTTATTGATCGATTTGGGGGGCACACAGACGGCGCCGCGTTTGCGGCGCCGTTTCTCTTAGAGCACGATCCCGAAAAGTGGACTCCGGCTTTCGGACCAGATCATGCTCCGACCGCCGGTCTCAAGCTCGAGCCGCGCCTGGATAGCCAACAAAATCAGTCATTTGGTTGTAAAATCGGGGACCGATAACTTCCCCGAAATCGGCTTAGGGAAGCGCTAGGGAAGTTTCTCAGGGAAATCCTTTGCTATCCGATTTGCGCCGTGGTGATGCTTGCCGCTGATGTCTCAACAAGACGGCGGCGCGTTCGCGCAATCAGAGACCACGGCCATCGCCGCGGTTCGTAGCGCCGACGATCTGCGCGCCTTGTTCAGGCAGCGGATCGCCAGCCTCGGGATTACCTTTGAGACTGCCGACACCATCGCAGGCCTCCCGGCCGGCTACACGGCGAAATTATTGGGACCGGAACCTATGCGCCGGTTCGGGCCGGTTGCCTTGGAAGCGCTGATGGGCGCCACCGGGATCATGCTGATCGCGGTCGAAGATCCCGACGCGCTGGCGCGCGTGAAAAAGCGGTTTGTCCATCGGCGGCGCTCGCTTTCGAACCGCGCTTCGCCGACCTACCACGCAGTTAAACACACCCGGAAATTCATGCGGCAGATCGGGGCTTTGGGCGGCCTTAAGAGCGGCGAAGTCCGGCATGCACGTGCATTACGGAAAAAGGCCATTTCCGAAATGAAGTGCCGGGCTGCGCTCCGACGTTGGCGACGGGAATCTATCGGCCCGTGAACACGTCAAAATCGTTGTCGATGGTCCGCGGCGTTCGTGACGCCGGCCGCGGGCGCGGATCATAGATGTCGGCAACCTCCACCCCTGGCGCCCGACCATAGGGTTCGCACCCATCGAGCGGCTTGCCGTTGCGCCGCATCATGAAGGCATAGCGCACAGCGCTGATCAGATCGTCGCGTAGCGGCACGACCTTGTAGTCCTCATCGCGATGGTAGTTGAGAATCTCCTCAGCCAGTTCGGTCATGTGGCTCGCGATCGTGAACGCACCGCGCTTCATGTAGCCGCACATTTCCTCGATGGTAGGTTCCAGATGATGCCCGCCGCCTCTATTCTGCGCGTGCGTTCCCAGCATTGGGGCGCCGAGACGACGATAAACATCAGCAATCGCCTCACCCGAGCCGCGCTCATGTTGGTGGCCGTCGTGCGGCCAGCTGACCGGCACGCGCAGCCCGCGACAAAGTCCTGCGATCCGCTTGACATGATAGAACGCCTCCGCACGGTCCATGCGGAACCCGTCCACCACATGGAACTCATCAAGGTCGTGTACCCACGCACACAGCGCGGCCGCAAATGGATGCCCATAGCCGAAGTCAATACCGACGATCCAGCGCGCCCAGGACCTGATGTCGGTGTCCGGGTTGAAAGTCCGCATCAGTTTGTCAATTGGGAATGGGAACACTTTGGCGATGCCCAACTGCGGAATGCCGTGAATACGGGCGTCACGCTCATGCGGCAGGTAGCTGTCCTCCATCTGTGCGCGTCGCTCGGCGCTGATGTGGCGTGCATGGTGCGCCTCAATGCGCGTATCACTGCGATCAGAAGAATATTCGTTCAGGAACCGGTAGGTAAGTTCCCCGCCTCCTTTGAGCGGCGTGTAGGACATAAAGACGATGCCATCGGTCGCGGTCGTGCGCGCCAGTAGTTCGGAATAGATTTCCTCGCTGCAGCGCTCATCGATCCATATCCAATCGACCGACTCGGCCTGCAGCTTCTCGGCACGCATCTCGAAGGATTTGAAGGTCGCTGACGATCGGCCGTCGCGCGCCCCGTTGGTCGCGTGATGCGTCGTCAACGTGTCGATACCACCAGTGCCGCCCGGGATCATAACCGGACGGCTGGCAAATGCGGCCAGCGGAATTGTGCCGCTGCCGAATTCCCCTTGCCGTGTACACACCTGACGTTGGGGGCCGTCCCGCACCAGCTGTGCGGTCGGGCCGATGATCCAGCCCCGGGTTGGCTTCTCGAACCGCCGTCCGTTCCACCAGGTCGGATATTGCCCCGTCAGATGTAGCGCCACCTCGAATGCGCAAGCAAAGGACTTGCCGACCTGGTTGCCGCCGCGAACTAGTCTTTGATGATAACGCGCGCCGTCGCTGAAGAACTTGAGCTGCGGCGGGTAGAACTCATTTGGCCCCCAGAAATCGATGAGGCTAAACTTCTTGCGGAATTCGCTCGATGTGAGCGCCTGGCGTGCAAGCTTGAGGACGCGGACAGGATCGGGGGCGTCATCGTCAGCCATCGGTCACCTCCACGACCTCCCCCTCGATTACCTTCGCGTTGTCGGCGCGGCGCGCTTCCAGGGCCTCCAGGCGGTCCAACCCATTGGGGCCGAACAATTCGAGTAATGTCTGCCGTGAGGCGCCAAGCCGACGGGCGGCACGCAGCTCCTCAAGGGCTTCCTCATCGGGATCAATGATCTTGTGGACGATCTGCACGTCGTGCTGCGAGATTTCGGGATCGGTGCGGGCAAGAACCATAGCGATACCGCGCGCATGGTCTTTATGTGTTGGATCACGAACTAGTCCGAGCAGCGCCCGGGCTGCTTCGGGTGCGCCTCCGCGTACAATCTTTTTCGCCTCTTCGCTTAGCGCTGCAACGATGCGGTCGTCACGCATGAGACGCGAGGCGATCCGCGCCATATTGAGCGGCGTTGTTCTCGCCGTGCCGAACCCGGCGCGCCGCGCAGCTGCCGTTTGCGCGCCATACCCGGGCTTTTCGAGAAGATAGTATTCAACAAAGGCGCGCCATTGTTCGCTCGGGAGTGCCCGCATCGCCGGGCCGAGCTGCCCCCAATCGCGTCTGGCAAATCGACGTAGCGCCATTTCATTCTCGAACCGGGGGCGCCTCGCACCCTGAACTTGGGGACGTGGCCTCTCGCGGGGGCTCGCGGCGGGCCGCCTCACTAATAAGATGCCGGATCGCCCCGGAAACCGTGTGATCCTGCCGTGCAGCCTCGCGTCGGACAAAAGCGACTAGGTGTGTCGGAAGCGCGACGTTGATTTGCTGGAAACCTTCGGCCATCGTGATGCCCCTTGGAATGCGGGGGCACGATGGTCCTCATCGGCAAAGGCAGCAATGCACCAAAATACGCTTTCCAATTGGCCGGACGCCTACACGCGCGTCGCTATTCAGCTGGTCACCTTACGAGTGACGTCAACCACGCCGTTAAAACTGGAAGGCGATTTGAGGAATGGGACAATGACCCGAGTGACTCTCCATGTCAGACCCTGCAAGCTCAGGATCACGGTCAACTTGCCCTCTCCCTTTTTGGGGCGAAGATCAGTCCGGAACTGCGTTGGTGAAAGAAAGGACGAGTCCATCATCGAATAGGCATCGGAACTGTAATTCTTGAACAATACCTGCGGAGAGATCGCGGCATCGATGACGTTATCGAGCATTGCAACCCCCATCATGGTTCCGAGCGCCGAGCCCACCGATTTGAGATTGTCGGTGTTGCCTTGCACATCTCGGGGAAACAGAAGACCGGCCTTCATGTCGGCCTTGAAGGCATTCCGAACGGCCGGCCAATCGACGAGAACTTCAAGGTCGGCTTGATCCTGGGCGCGGAGCGCGCGATCAATCCGGCCGAGGGTCACATAAGGGTAAGCGACATAGAGGCCACCCAGAGCAATCACCGCAACGATCGCCCCGCACAACGCAAGCAAGCGTTTCAACATCGTCGCGCCTCGGCAATCGCGGCGGACACCAGCAGTGCAAATAGAAAGCGCTTCATAACTGCCCCTCGTGCCTTTTTGGATTTGAAAGAGGTTTGCCAATGCAGTTTTGCGACTGTCAACCATTTTGTTTTGGACAGCGCTAATTTTGTTGTCCATTTTGGACAACGCCCATGCGAGCATTTGTGAGCATTCATGACATTCGCCCCTATCCGAAGTTATATAGGCGCGGTCATTCTTATTTGCGTATTACAAAACATACGACGGAGGGGCGATTCAATCAGCAAAAGCTGCACCTAAAGTGATCCCGTGAACAATCTTGGAAAACTAGCGTTCGGCGCAGATCAAACAGTCGGATCACTTCTTGGTAGAAATTGCTACCTGTCGCAATGACGGAGGTGCGCTTGAAAAAAGCCGTTTGTGTAGCGTTACTTTTGTTTGTAATTTCTGCAGTCAATGCCAGAGGCGAATCCTGCTCCGAGCGGTTCAGTTTCTGCCAACATCGCTGCTTGAACGGGAATAGCGATCCCAGAGTCTGCGCCCGACTGTGCCAATCGCGGGTCGGTTCATGCATGGCCACGGGTTGCTGGCCCATCAAGGGCCAATCGGAATGTGGCAAAGCCCAAAGGTGAAACTTTTCACCCCTCAATGATCCGGCTCGCCGACCAGCAGTACAGGACCGTGCTGGAGCAACTGTGAGCCGTGCCGTGTATCAGATGCATTTAGTACGCGGCCTCACCTCTGCCGACGCTGATCCGGTTCTGACGCTCTGGTGGGATGTCAACGTCAAATTCATAGAATGGGAAGCGAAATGCGACGCTTATTTTTTCTGATCGCAGCAACCGCGCTTGTGGCATGCGACGCGCCGAAGCAAACCACCGCAGCCGAGAACCAACAACCACCCTCGGGTAGATGGGTGGTCATTCCAAGCAACGGGCCCCCGGTCAATCTAAGTCCGACATCGTCTCTTCACACTGCCTGACGATTGGACACCCAGACTGGCGGGCTTGAATTTTGCGCAGCGGTTGTATCCACAGCAACGAACAATCTTGACCCATTTATAGGCCATCACTGCGTAGCGCCTGAAAAGCGAAGGGATTAGCGCCACTCCTTGCCGGTGACGCTCGGCCGCGGCAACTGTTCCTTCCAGTTCGGACGCACGTCGATGTGGCGGCCACGCGCACCGCACTTGGCGCACACGACCCGGCTGGCGAACGACGGCACCTCGGCTTGAGGAGCAAAATTGGCGGCCACGGGGTTATACAGCGTGAACGCAGCAACTCTCGGAGGAGGTTCGCATGCGCCACGTACAAATCCCGCTTTTCCTGGCAACGATCGCCGTTTCGCTGATGGCAAGCGCCACCCCGAGTGCCGCCGTGATTATTTATCCTTGGTGTGCCGTTGTCTTTGATCGTTACACCCTGAGTTGCGG